AGGTAACTTGCCGACTTCAATCGGATTGAGGTCATCAACCAAAAACACGAAGATATCCCGATCACTGGCGAACAGTGTCGTCGTATCTTTAGTGACGGGTACATGCGGATCATAAACGGCCATGCCATTCTCGGATCGGCTAACCATCATACCGGGAACTTTCCAACGGCCTTCACTGACGTCAACCAAATCTTTGATAGGCTTCAAGATCTCATGATCATAAATGCGGCCATAGTCCGCACCCGTCGCCGCTCGCAGTTCACCTTGATCGCCACGGCTATACACCTTAACCAAGTCACGAGATCGATTATGCTGTAGACCCCACTGCAAACAATCCGCAACCATCGGAGCGGGTAGATCTTTCAGATAACCTGCCGGCGCTCCTGCCAACTGAGATAGCTGACCGAATGACCAGTTAGTAGGCATGTTCTCGCCCTCGATCCCGTTCTCATCACGGTACTCGATAAAGACGTCGCCCCTCGATGGATTGTCAGCATCAACAGTGCCGACAATATTCATCTTGTGGGTATCGACGATGCGAGACTTCATCTGACCGGCGTCGATCTTTTTGTGTGCCAACATGTCGTCGAGCGAAAGGAACCTTTCATCGTCTGGACGATTGAACCAATTAGATGAAACGGCAGAGTTGCCAATGCCATGTGCAAAAGCGTTCGTTTGATAAGTTGTCATAATCGTTTCTCCCGTAGTTATGACTGAGCGAAATTGCTCACTGGTAATAGTCTAATAAAACGCAACACAATGCAAGTAATTTTTTAGAAAATAAAAAGGCCGGTTAGGTTGCCCCAACCGGCCTCGGTTTAAATTTGACCGGACAGATCAAATCCCAGACCTCTGACCATTGAACAGGTTGTTTGCCATGATAGGCCGGATTCACTTTGTTCAAGCCGTCCATACGTAAATCGACGGCATCTTTGGCCGGATATAAAAAGACCTCTGCAGGATCCGTTGTTGCTTTCTGTTTCTTGATTAAGATCCAAGCACTGGCGTGTTGATGTTTACTCAGGAAGGCAACCTGATGCGGCCGCAGAGTGACCGCATTTGTTTTCGTAAATTTTAATTCTATAAGATGGAACTTACCAGACTCATCGCAGACCAATAAGTCTGGAATCCCCTGCATGACCCAAGACTCAAGACGAGTCAGTATCAGGTTACGGTCTAGTTTTCTGAGGCTATCCTTTACCTGACGATAAAAGCCGCTCTCCCTCTTCAGAGCTACCGTCGGAATCGTGTGATCGGTCTGTAATGTCAATGACGTTTCCCTCATAGGTTTGTTTCATTTCATCAAGTGCCCGCATCACTTCTTCTTTGCTCATCGAGTCGATAGACCCATGCCTGATTTCTGATTTGTTAACGTAAATATCACCATGTGCCTGACCCCGACGATACTCGGCTTGGACTGCCGCGGAGTACGCCCCGTTTTGCAAAGCCTGATCTCGGATAATTTGCAGATCCCTCAGATGCCGTTGGTAGTTGACGCCATACTTTGCATCCAGTTCATCCCGATAGGCTTTGATGTACGCAACGACGTGCGGACAGACATTTGGATTGGTCATCTCAGAAGCACGGACGTGTGCGCTAGTCGGGGGATAACCCGCATTGATCGCGGCCTCCCGTAAAGTAATTTGACCGTCTTTAGATATAAGCTCTTTAACAAATAGCTCTTGTCTACGAGTCAGTGGGCGTTTTCTAAGTTTGTCCAATCGCTGCTTTTGTGCTATCGGATCCTTAACAACTCTAGGCATGATCTCTCCATAAACTTTGTATGGTTTCTAAAAATAGCCTATCTATTTATATAGAGCAAAATTTACAAAAAATATTTTTTCTTCTTCCCACCCCCTTAACGCACTTTCTTGTTTTTCGAATAACGGTTACATATTTGGGGTTACAAGGTGTAACCAGTTTATGTAACCAGTGAAAGTCTTGCTATATAGGGGATAGAAGCTTGTTGGTTACACGGTTACACCGGTTACGGGCAGATTTTGAAAAAAAATATTTTTTAATTTTCGAGCTATATAAGTAACGTGTGCTTTTTGTAGCCCCATAAAAAAAGCCCCGTGATCCGTGACCTCCGAGGCTTTGTCCGCAACACACCACTGCCGCAAAGTTACATCTTATTGTGTTTCAGCAACTATTCGATGAAAATCAACATCTTTTATCTCATGGACATCATAGTCTTTCCAAAGATCTCTGCTGTATTCGACTTGGAAAGTTTTATCAGCAATTTTAACTGCCTCGTCCTCGGTTTCCGCTTCAACTTCAAAGACCATACGGCCTTCTGGATTAATCGGAGCATAATATACTTTAAAAGTTTTCATCATCTCCGCCTCCTACGCGGTTTGACCCGTTTTTTACTGGCCTTCTCCCAAGCCTCTTCGCCATAAATTAACTTAGCAATCCACTCAATTAAAAACATCTCTTTAATACTCCATGCACTCATCTACTGTATTAGATCCAATCAAACGATATGCTTCGTTTAGCCTGACAAGTTGCCATTGGATCCGTTTTTCAAGCCTCTCTGCAAAGCTGACCAAGATCTTGCGATCATCTTCATGGACACCCAGTAGTTGTAATTGAGTTTCCAAATCTTCAGATCGATAGATATCGTCTTTCAAACGAGGAACCGACGCTACTGATTTAATATTTTCAACAATCCCTGCAACCAGTTTTGATGCCGGCGATTCCTGCTGTTCTTCTAACCATTCTTTACGAACGATATGTGCATATGAACTCACACAACCTGTCGCGCTCACAATTTCTTTCAGAGTGGCGTTTGGACTCTTATTCAAGAACCTTTTAATTTTTAATTTTCGTTTAGCAATTCGCTTTTTAGCCATGTTACTCCCCTACGACTGCATTTAACGAACGCTTGTCCGCCTTCGCAGTCACGTTGATTATTAAGATATAATTACCGTTATTTTGTCTTTTATAAGACAGAGCGATCAGATCCCCAATCTGCGCTTGTTTTTTGATACCAGACATACTCACTCGTCTGTCTGACCTGTTGACGGTTCGATAGAGATTGACACGACAAGGCGTCCCATCTTCATACTCACCTTCGATGCTGATCTTTTGGCCGGCGGACATTTGTTCCATGTCGTGGCCTAAAAGCAAAGCAAGTTTCCTGACACTGGCGTTCGCGTCGATAATTGACTTATCGAGCATGGTTTTGGTTAAGCGGATTTCGCCAACGTCGGGCGACAAGCTTTCGATGATTGCTGTTTCTTTGTTAGTCATCTTCAACCTCCTCATGGCAAAGTCACCTCCCCGCCACACTCACACTTGGTTGGCACTTCATTTTCGCCGAGCATCGCACTCCACTCATACCCACATTCGGAACAGTGTGGCCGTGTGTTACTCTCCTCAAGAATATAAGAATCACAGAAGCCAACGGCCTCCTTTATCTCGTCATCACAAATATTGATCGCGCGTCTGATGATTGCATAACGGATCTCAGATGGTTTTAGAGTCTCTCCACGCTCATCGTTCGCTACGATGCTGAACCCGATATCGAACAAGACGTTGTACTGTTTAGTCATCTTCAACCTCCACCCAACCGAAGGCATCTCCAATATCCACCTTTGTCCAAATTGTTGCGGTATGATCCTCACCGAAAGGCTCTACTTTCGAATCGTTAACCATTGCCACTGCCGCTTCCTTACTTTCGGCCTCAACCTCATATAAGAACAAAACTTCTTTTAGCTCTCTTACAACGAAATTAGTCATCTTCGCCCTCTTCTAATCAACTTGGTCAATAGAAATAATGTTGTATGGCCAAAACATCGATTCAATTTGTTTAACGGAGTCCGACATTACATAAACGAAAAAATTTGGATCGTCTTTTGTAAAGCCGGAAAGCTCAACGTAATATTTCATTTCAACCTTTTCTTTTACCGCCTCTGGCTCTGGATCAAAATCTGGATCCCGAGTAACAGACCACGCCTGCATGGCATCGAAATCAATAGCCGCAGTTGCCGCTCCGCGATGCCAAATAGCACCGCCCATCTCAAGCACGTCAGGCAACGCCTGCTCAAGCACGTCCTTATACTCATGGCGGTCGAACCATTCACACGCAATTTTTTGCGCTTCTAAGCCTGCTTGTTCCTCAGTCTCGGCCACCACACCTATATTGGTTTCCACGTTGAACACGACTTGCGTGTCCACCTTCACATACCAACCCTTACTCATTGTTACTCTCCTCTTCAACTGTAAAAACGACGCACAATTGAACATCAGTTTCGATCCACTCTTCCCACTCATACCAATCATTGCCTGTTTGTTCTGCGAACTTCATTAACGCTTCTATTAATTCCTGCCGTTGCAAGCCTTTTTTTAATTTAGTCATTTTCGCCCCCTATCATTACTTCATGCTCTGTTTTCACAGTCACAAAATGCCAATCATAAGCATCAAGATTCTCATCAAATAATCCCTCTCTTTTGAGATACTCCAGGTGCTCCTCGGCTTCTTTTTCTGAGGCGTGTGAACATAGATCACGGAACACC